ACCGAGAATGCATCAATGAGGCATGCACTGCACCTGAACATGTCTCGACAAGCAATCCTAGCAACTGGTAACAGAGTTTCTCGTCATTTGTATGCAAATAGTCCTCGGCCCACTTTAAATAAGTCTCTCCTATAAAAGTCTCTTTTGGGCGCCGTTTCAAATCCTTATTGGTCTGATCTATTGATGCTCTTTCGGCAAAAGCACCATTGAATGTATCTGCTAATTGAGCTAACGCTGGGCTGAAGTCAAGATGAAACTCTTCTTCCCCTTCCCGTAAGAAATACGGATCACACTCGAACTGTTCGTGTAGAATATAATCTTTTCCCCGAAGGTAATCATGTGTTGAAAGTTTCGTGAAATTCTCCGTCTTAAATAAATTTAACTTTCTTTTCAGCTCCGCTAGTTTTTCCTCAAACTCAAATTCTTTCTCAAATTCTTTTTCGTGACTTCCATATGTTTCCCTCAACAATTGTTGGAGTTCTAGGGGCAATCTACTAATCTGATGAAAGCATTCACTTTCATCAGGTTTTTTACTACTTTCTTTATTTCCCATAGTGATATTATGTTATAATATTTTTAGATTATTCAAAGTGTCATTTTTATTTTGAATAAAAACTAACACTCAAAAATATATGAATATTTATATATTATTATCATGACCGATTTTTTACAAAATGAAACAACAGATCCTGCTACTGCGGGTTCTGTGTCAAGCCCTGTCAACCAGGCAAGCAATTTTCCTCCATTGGAAAAAAAAACAAATATTCCCGATATTAAGATGATGAAACAATTCGTTGATAGTGCATCAAAGTTTCCAGAGAATTACAAAAGTCAATCCCAAGTAAAGTGTATGGAAAAATTCAACTATTTACTTGGGATGTCAGAAATACTTGATTTTCATTCACTTAACGATAAGCGGAATTTTGATCATATTCGTACATTAATTTTACAATCAGACCAATAGAAGTATGCCAGACATTATAAAAAATGATACCTAAAAATACATGAATATTTAGATATTATTATATGACCGATATTTTAAATAATGAAACAACGGAACCTGTTGCGACGGGTTCTGGGTCAAGTCCTACTGGTAATGTAGGCTGCCCTATTTTGGGTAATCCTGTACAATTTCCTCCACTTGGAGGAAATGTGCAACCCGTGTCTTCTTTGCAGAAGGCGCACCCCATGTCTTCTACAAAGAAGACGCGGATAGATGCTGTCCTTACGGATGAGCAGCAACTTGCCATAGTGCGAAGAACAATTTTTGAGCTTCAGAAAGCGCAAATAGAGGAACTCAAGAAAGTTGAGGCAGAACTCGTACAAAAGTGTGCTGCTGGTAAGTCCAAAACATGGATATCGGCGGTCCATTCAACTGGTGCTGATGCTGATGCTGGTGCTGAGTGCAAATTAAGCGTCAAATGTACACCTCTTCTGGAATTTTGTTTTGGAGCCAATGAGAAAGCAACAGTGCGTGCTATGCTCGTTGTAATGCAATCAATGGCGAAGTGGGATAACAATAAGCGGAAGAACAATAAGCATTGCTTCATCAGAGTGATCAAACAATGTATAGAACGGCTAGAAATAGCGGGAGGAACGCTGAATTCTACAACCATTATGGAGTTGTTGATGTTGATCGAGAGAACTGATGGGAGTACATGGATCAAAGATGGAAATATCAAAAACTTCCGTGCAAAACCGTCTGGTCTTAAAGGTACTTGGAAGAAATTTTCAAATAATGCTCGAAATTCAATCATCAAGATGATTGTCACTAAATGTAACGTAAGTATACCCTTTGTTCGCAAAGTAATTGCTGAAATCGACGCATTTACAAAAAAGGCAAAAAAAGCAAAGAGTTCCAAGGCAGAAAGTGTTGAGACAAAAAGTGTTGAGACAGAAAGTGTTGAGACAAAAAGTGTTGAGACAAAAAGTGTTGAGACAGAAAGTGTTGATACAAAAAGTGTTGATACAAAAAGTGTTGATACAAAAAGTGTTGAGACAGAAAGTGTTGATACAAAAAGTGTTGAGACAGAAAGTGTTGAGGTAGACGTCGTTGAAGTTATCATAGACGTGGATCATGAGGTACTCGAAGAGCCCGTGTGGGCAAGGGTGGGGAATGGACTTAATTGGAATCCACCAGAATGTGGAGGGCTCGTTGTCACAAATAGACGGACATCATCCATAGGACATGAACGCCGTGACGACGAATCAGTGCGCGAATCATGCTACAACTACTACAACTTCGACGACAACGGCGATGACAACGGCGATGACAACTGCGATGACAACTGTGATGACAACAGTGGTAATGACCACTGGGGCGATGACAACTGGTGAGACATGGAGTAGAAATAATTCCTGGTCTCAAACAAGGTGAAGGAAACACTTAAAAATAATTATAAAAAATCAACAATTAAATAACTTTATAGTACTTTAATGCCTTTTTAGCAGCCTCTTGTTGAGCCTCCTTTCGTGATCTTGCGACACCTTTCCCAACTATTTTATTGGTTCCTCCTATATCTTTAATAATTTCAGTATAAGTTCTTTCTTTCCCTTCTGAATCTATTTTTGAATTGATGTACTTGGGATTATCTCCATTAAATTGTTGATGACAATATCTCATTAACTGGTCTTTGTAATTATCATCTTTCTGAATTAACTCGGCAAAATCAATAACTCTTTCATAAATTTTTACTATAAATTCATGGCAAACACTATAACCTTCTGCATGATTATTCCCCAAATCTAATGACATTGCTCCTATGAATGCTTCAAAAATATCTTCTAAAATTTTAGGATTTTCTCTTCCATTTCCCTGCTCATCCATATATTTAGAAATCATTATATGCTTTTGAAATTTTAAATATCTGGAAAATCGTGCTAAACCCTCCGTTCTTACTAACTTACTTCTTGTTTTTGTTAAAAAACCTTCATTTTGTTCAGGGTATCTACTAAATAAATACTGTGCCGTAATAGATTGGATTACCCCATCTCCAAGCCATTCTAAACTTTCACATGACTTCTCCTGTAATGGAATATACTTAAATCCATCGACTGGTACTGAAAAATCTTCATTTTTAAATTTCTTTCTACGATGCATACAATAAGATTTATGAACAAATGCTCTTTGCCATATATCCAAATTATTGACAGTAGCCTTTATTCCAAATCGTTTAAGAATTTTATTAATAAAATCTTTATTAATAAGTCTGTTCTTTTTATTATGTACATTATGCATTTCAATATCATCATCGCTGTTTGAATTATTTTCTGAATTTGTTTTCATGATATTCAGTATTGTTATAATTCCTTTAAATATTATTTTTCATATTTTTTTAACCAACTATTATTAGAGCACTCTTAATACTGTGGATTTAGGAATACATATTTTAGTTATATAACTTCATATTTATTTTGATTCATTTTCTGGGTAAAAAATTTATATTCGTTCAAATGTTCAATAAGTGTTGTCATATTATCCATATGAAAATTAACATGCTTTAATACATTTTTATAACATTCTTGATTATTTTTAAACTGATTGCAATAAATATTTTTTTCTGTTAAATATATTCTTTCAGTGTTCTTGATATATTTTAAATATATGATTTTATCTAATATTATTGGTTTCAACTTTTGTTTCGACTTTTGTTTCTTTATATTTTTATGTTTTATTGATTTCAACCTTATTGGGTTCAACTTTATTGGGTTCAACCTTATTGGGTTCAACCTTATTGGGTTCAACTTTATTGTGTTCAACCTTATTGGGTTCAACCTTATTGATTTCTTACATAATATTTTTTTGGGCTTAAATCCCTTTACCAATGAACAATAATTCAATGTATCAACCGTTTCTAAAAGATATTTCCTATTTGGATTAATAGTACATATCATTATGGCATTTTTTGTTCGATCTAATATATTTTTCACAATCGATGCAATTTTAGAATGCTTATATCCACAAATTTTTGATTTTGCATTTGCTCTTATAACTTCCTTTATTGTAAATAAATCTTTGTTTATAAATGCAGTATCTCTCCTATCTTCATAATTATTTCCAAGACTATATTTAATTTTTTCATTACCACATAAATCAATTATTACTAATTCGTGCCTTGCTGTTCTTATCTTAAAAATACAATGAGACCTTGACGATTGAGTATTTAAAACTGTCCCCCCCACCTTTCTAATATTAGATACAGTATTAAAAATTTTTAATATCATTTCATAACTATTTACTCGTACCTCAGATAATTTTTTTATAAATAAATTATGCTCAAACATTCTTACCTTTTTTTTGTTATTTAATAAATCATATATTTCATTTCTATATATTTCATAACTGGAAATATTATATGTTTTATTTTTTAAAAATAAATCTTTGCATATCCGTAATAATAGCCCTGGATTACTATTATCTCCAAATATTGTATGCGTTTTTCCCGACCCAGTTTGCCCATATGCAAACAATACTAAATTATTGTTTATATAATCTTTGACATTATTATTATATAATCCTGTATTATCTGTTTTATTATAATAATATTTTAATGGATATTTATTTATCTCATTGACTTTTCTTCCATCATACTTAACAATTTCTTTATTTATAATAATATTATTTTCTTTTATTTTAATACTACCATCTTGTTCTATATTTTTAAGTCTAATAATAATTTTAACCATATCTATATATATATACAAAATTATAAATTAATATACTAATTTGCAAAAATATTTGAATTTTCTGGAATCGAAACATCATTTACGCGTGTTTGTAAATTTAACTGACTTGTATTATAAACTGCGTACTCTGAACCAATTCCATTAAATGCTGTTACACCCCCAATAAAATCGCCACCATTCTGTACTTGTTCATCTTTATATTTCCACTTAACATTAGACATTGTACATCCATTATCTTTATCATCAATATAGCAATGGGTTTTAGACACAGAATCTTGTTCAATTGGTTCTTTCTTTTTATTATTATTATTATCCCCTATTTTTTTTGCTACAATTGAATCATAATTTGTTTGAAAATATTTACTAATATTAGTAACATCTGTGTCAAAATTTGGCGTACTTTCTGATTCTTCGTTAAAATTGTATTTATCAGTTACTTTATCATCTTCGGTTTCCATAAATTGAAGATAATCATTATTATTATTTACATGTAAATCAAAACCATCTTCTTCATCCATTAAATATTTTAGTCTCATGTCTTCTTGAAAATCTTCTTGATCATCTTTGTCTAAATCATATCTAGTATTATATCTGTTGGAATCATCTTCAAAATTCTTAATAATAAAATGTAATATCAATATAATTATTAATGCATTTATGAGAGTTTTCATAATATATATATTATCTTTATATTTAATTTTTTTTATATCACCTTATATATACATAAATGAGTACACAATCTACATCAGACTTCTTAAAATTTGCAAATATTCTTACAGAAACTTATGGAATTGATACAGAAACTCTCCCTCAAATTATCAGTGAATTAATGGAATTTGCGGAAAAAATGACAATTACAAGTTCTGAAAAAAAATCGATTGTATCTGATTTTATTAAAAAGGCAATTTCAGGGTCTAAATTAGATGATAGTATTAAAAATAACTTTTTATTACTTATTGATAATACAATTGAAACAATTATTTTGGCTTCTAAATTAAATATTATGTCTAAGAATAATAATTCTAAATTAAATATTAAAAATATAACCAATATTGTTTATAATCGCGCTTATGCACTTATTAATGAAAATGGCGATGTTAGTCAAAATGTCGGATTAATAGCATTAACCCTTATTAACATTGTTGAAGAATATAAACATATATCTGGTTCCCAAAAAAAACAAGTTGTTATGACTATTATTAAACGACTTGCAGCTGATACAGATAATAGCCAACTTGATTTATTAGCAACATATTCAGGTGCATTTATCGATACTCTTGTTGCTGCTTATAAAAATAAAGCTATTATTAATGAAGCACTCAAAATATATTGTAAATGTTTACCATGCCATTGATTATTTTATTAAAAATAAATAAAAAAATGCTATTTAAAATAATATTAATTATATAAAATAATAGTATGAATTCTATACAACAAAGAACTAAAATTGTAAACCAATTTAATAAACTTATTAATGAAGATATTGCTAAAAAAATTGAAGAAAGTATCTACAACCATGTTGTAAATATTTGTACTGCTAAAAAAATCAAAATTTGTTTTAATAATAAATATTTTAGTAGGTATTATATTAATAAATGTATTTCATTATATGATAATATTAATCCTGAATCATATATTAAAAATTTAAAACTTATAGACAAAATTAATAATAATGAAATTAATATTTCAACAATTGCAGACTGTTCTCCACAACAATTATTCCCAGAACACTGGGATGCTCTAATTGAAAAGAAAAACACACAAGATGAAATTCTTTATTCAAAGAAAACTATCCCTATTACTGATAGATTCAAATGTTATAAATGTAAACATAATGAATGTAGTTATTATCAACTTCAAACACGGTCAATTGATGAACCCATGACAACATTTATTACTTGTATTAATTGCAACTATTTCTGGAAAAATTAAGACTTTTTAATTTGTGTTCTATATTCTAGACCATTTTGGCCAATATCATTGCACCTATTTTTTATATTATCAATTGCCAATAGTTCAACTTTTTCACTTAAAACATTGCAATCAATATCATTATCATTATCATTAGCTTCGAGCATAGTATCTGCAAATAACCCTGTTATTTTTAAATCAACATTTAACATAATTCCCTTAGCATTAGATATATCTTCACTGACATTATCTTGTTCTACTACTTGTTCTACTACTTGTTCTTCTACTTCTTCTGATTCTTCTTCTGATTCTTCTTCTACTGCTTTTTCTACTACTTGTTCTACTACTTGTTCTACTGCTTTTTCTACTACTTGTTCTACTGCTTTTTCTACTACTTGTTCTACTGCTTTTTCTACTACTTGTTCTACTGCTTTTTCTACTACTTGTTCTTCTACTTCTTCTGATTCTTCTTCTGATTCTTCTTCTGATTCTTCTTCTGATTCTTCTTCTGATTCTTCAAGTGATTCTTCAAGTGATTCTTCAAGTGATTCTTCAAGTGATTCTTCTTCTGATTCTTCTTCTGATTCTTCTTCTGATTCTAATTCTGATTCTTCTTCTGATTCTAATTCTTCTTCATTTGAAACAACACCCTTTCCATTTGTTTCATAATTTACATTAGTCATTAAATTATTCATCATTTTGAGATAATTATGATTTAATCCCTCTTCTAATTCCTGTTTTTTCTGAAAAATTTGTTTGAAAAATGCATCAACTGTTAAATCTTCATTATAAATATCATTTCTATTAACATTCATTTTAATATTTGATGGTTCATTTTGTTTTTTTTGTTTTTTTTGTAAAACAGGGGGTTTAATAAATGTAGTTATATTTTTATCATTAATAACTATTTTTAAAAAATATTGCTCTTTTGTTGTATAATTAAAAGCAATATGTAATACATTATTTGTATTTTCATAATTATCCAGTGTAACTGATAGGGTCAATCCTTGATCGCCGTATAATTCATAATGAATTGTCGAATATACTTGATGATTATAAAGTGGGTAAGTTATACAGCATAAATTTTCAAAATAATTTATTTTTAATTTGTTTTCCATTTTTTTCATTTTATTAACTATTAATATTTAAATATTAATAGTTTTAAGTAATTTTTTAGTCTTTGTCATTTATAATTAAATTTAAATTTTTAATAAATGATTTATCTTTTCTAATATCATTTATAAAATTGTGTAATATCTCTTTTTTAACTTCACTGTTATTTTCAAATGTTTCATTTATTTTTTTTATCAATATCATTAATTTTTTTACAATTTGTTTAACATCTTGACATTTTAATTCCTTCTTTAACTCTTTCCTCTCTTTCTCAATTTTTTCAATATTATTTAAAAATTTATAAAATTCATTTGACATGTCTTTATTATTTGGTATGTGTTTATTTTTTTCTATTTTTTCTAAATCTTTTAAAATACTAACATCACTTATAATTGTATTATTTTTATACGTAGTTTCATGTTTTTCTAATATATTATTTAATTTATTATTTCTACCACTGTTAGATTTATTTATATTTGTATAGCGATTGTTATATGGTCTTCTTGGTCCTCTTGGTCCTCTCTGACGACCCCTCTTTTGTCTGCTCTGCCATTTATTGTTACCTTCTGTATCATTATTTTCCAATTTTTTAATTGTAAAAACACCATTTTTTAATTTATTATTTGATTCATTATTCTCGTTAAATAATTGTTGTCCAATATGAATTGTTTTAATATTTTTATTATTTTTTTTATTTTTTTTATTATTATTATTTTTAATTCCCGAAAACCAAAATATATCTTTATTGTCCATTATATTATTAGCAAATATTTTTATAATCTAATAAAAACATCAAGTTAAATTTTTAAAAATATATTATTGATTTAACTTAATGAAAATAATATATCTAAGCGGAATAATTTTGACCATATATTATCTTTATAAAAATTATTTTAAAAAAATATATATTTGGAAAAAATATAATGGATTTATAAATAACTTGGATAATAAAACCTTAACTATAATGCTTGAAAATGATCTCAAAGTTCGAAAAGACCCATTTCAAATAACTTCAATTTATGATATTAATAAAATTACTGAATTTTTAAATAATCATTTCTCTACCCAACAATTCTTTACCGATAAACAAATAGAATGGATTCTTAATTCTCCACACAAACAAATAGACTCAATTAATCATGTTAATCGAATTAAATGGAATATTGGACTTAAAAAATTTAATAAATTAATTGGTATAACATGTATCAGACCAATCATAACTATTATGAATAATAAAATTATGAAAACATTTTGGTGTGATTATGTTTGTATTCATAAAAAATTTAGAAAAAGAGGTATTGGTATAGAAATGGAAATGAGAGGACTTCGTGAAATTGCAAAAAGTAATTTTGATAATATGTTATATATTATTGATAATAAAAAAGTATTTCATAATCATTTATGTGAAATCAAATTTTATATATGCAATCTTAAAAAATTTAATTTTAAAAAAAAAAATAATATTCGTCTTATGAAACCTTCTGATATAGATAATTGTTATGATTTATATAGACAACTTATAACTGATAAAAAAATATACCAACTATTTTCTAAACAAGAATTTATTTATTATTTTAAACCTGATAAGGACTATTTATATTCTTTTATTTCAAATAAAACTATTTGTTTAATAAGTTTATATTATTTTAAATATGAAAAATATTTGTGTAATATTCCATCAATATCGCTATTTTTAACATCTGGAAATATTAAAACAGAACTTCTTAAAATTTTTTCACTTTTGAAAAAATTAAAATTTAATAACGTTATAATTAATAATACAATTGACTTGCCCAAACTAAAACATATGAAATATGAAGGTTCATCTTATCTTTATGGATTTAATTATTTTAATGAAATTGATTCTACTGAATTTGGTATTCCTATTTTTTAATATATATTTTAGTTCTAATATATAATTATACAATGAATTACAATTACATATTTATTAGTTTAATTATTTTATTAATTATATTAATTTTATATATTTCGTGTCGTAATATATTTTATGAAAATATGAAAAACCCAGATAAACCACCATGTGCATGTATATATGACATAGATGGCACATTAACAAATGGATTATCTGGTAATGATAAAGATATTGCAATTGATGCAAGAGGAAGTGCAGAAAGTTGTATAAAAGCCGGATGTGCAATTGGCGTTGCAACTGGTGGTAATCATTGTACTGACAAAGATACAAATAATTGTGCAATAACAAAATATGCTCTCGGATTTAATATATTAGATGAAGATGATGTCAAAGATGCATCAAATAAAATAGGGAAACCAATAATTACAGGGAAAGATTGGGTAAGGGCTAATTGGAATAAGGCAGGAGATATGCAGGATTTATCAAGCAGAATTGGCAATCCGTCTTGTGGAATATTAATTGATGATAATATATTAGAATCTTGTGGTAAATGTGATGCATATACATCTAAAAATGGTTGCCCTGCTCCATGGGGGTCTTCGCAAAAAAATTTAGATAATCCTAATATGAATAATGTAAAAAAATCTTATTATTGTAGTTTTAATGGAACACCAGATAAATCAAGTGATTATGTTTATATTCCTGCCAGAGAAATAAATAAAGATAAAAAGGATATACCAGGTAAAAGTCAGATGGGTGGTACTGGAATGACATGGGATAATGGGGCACAATTACCCCCATCACAAGGAATAACAGATGATTATTGGAATAATGCATTAGAATCTGATGCAATTAAAGATATTTCATCTAAATGTGGGATAATTTTATCACCTATTACAAATCCAATATTACCGTCACAACTACCAAAAAAAAATACTTGTCCATGGGATACAAATCCGCCAAAATGTTCTAATGATATTGATTGTTCTAAATGGGTCTCAGAAAATTGTAAAAATAAGAAGTTTGTTGAAAACTATTGCAAAGATAATGGATATTGTTATTTCAAACCCAGTTAAACACCTGGTTAAAACATAGATGATGCATTTGGAATAAACCCATTCATATTATCTATCTTAACTGGTTTATATGATAATGCCTTATTTTGTTTTACTACTATTAATTTTTTGGATGGGAAATACCTTTGTTTTGCTGGTTTCAATATTAATGTTTCTTTCTTATTTACAAAATATTTAATACTATTATTCGTATGATTGCTTGTTAAACCTTTATAAACTTTTGCATCCAAAAAACAAAATTGTACACCAAAACTATTTGCATTTAATACATTAACATCAGGACTACCACTTGGTATTGTTGCTGTTATAAATGTTTGATTATCATGTATGAATTTTTGAGTATCTATTATATCATGTTCTATTCCATTTTCTTGTTCTGTTTTTGTATAATTTATTTTTTTTATTAATTGATAATTATCTGCTATAACGCCATTTGTAATACTATTTAAATTTGTATTTACTGTTGGATATGTATTTAATACTATTATATACTTTCCCAATGTACTCTTAATTGGTATATTTGGTAATGTAAATTTACCACCATATCCATTAAATCCCTGTTGAATAAATAATAATTTATCTCCAAAATATTTATTTATACTATCATATAATTGTTGATGATATGGATTAGAATCCCCATATGATAATTCAAAAAATAATATTATTGGTAAATCATTATTATATAATGTAGTTTTAATCTTTTGAAAACATTTTCCAATATCCAATGAATTACCTATTGTTATTTTATTATCATTTTCTTTAACTTCTAATCCAATTGCCCTGAACCCCATTTGTAAATTATTTTCAAGTGTCATTAAACTTTCAAATTCCTTTGTTCCATTTAATGATACATATGGATGGTACACGCTGGGCCAATAAAAATCCCTCACATATAAATCAATATTCTCATTTGTATTTGGATTAATATCTAATAACTGAGGTTTTATTTGTGTAATTTTTGGCTGATGACTACATTTCATTTTTAACTTACTTACATATTTATCTAAATCATCATAATTTGTTTTCCATAATATATAATTTAGTACAATCTTGATTATTATCAATACCAATATAAAGATTAACGCATAACCCATAATTTCACTTATAAATGACATATTTACTGAGGTAATATAGGGGCGACGTCTATAAATATATATCCCACCACATATAATTATTACAACATTTATTACTAAATTTAATATTTTTGTCTTTGCTGTTATATTTTTATGTGCATCTACTAATTTTGCATCAAAATCACTATATAATTTATTATAATTATTCATATATAAATTATTCCTATTTTATTCTAACAGCATCATAATTAAATAAATATTCCATATTTAATTCTTCATCCTGAATTTTTTCTACTTTTTTTTTTACTGCAATTATCTTTTCCTCTATTGTTTTATTTGGATTATCTACAACATCTGGTTCTTTATATGGAACTATTTCTGTTGGTTCATAATTTGCATTTATATATTCAACTATTTCTCCATAATATATATTTGAATTACAACATACCTGTAAACGTTTACTAAATTTTTTAATTATAGGACTTATTTCTTCTGAATAAATTAAATAAAATGATCGTAATAATAAATTTTTTCTCTTCTTTATTAAACTTTTATTTAAATTATACATATAACAATTATACATATGTTCTATTAATGGAAATATTTTTGTATTTTCACCCCTTTTTGATTCAGATATTATAATTTCCCATAAAATCCATACAAAACTTGTTGGGCATACTTTTTTAGACAATAATCTATGTTGATTTGCAAATATTGTATTCATTCTATTATATTCTAACTCTTTCTTCTCCAACCAACTATACCAAAATACTATTTTACTAAATGCATGTACTTTCTTATACATAATATTTAATATTTCATTGCATGCTAATACTGTTTCTTTCATATCTTCATTTTGTCTAAATGTTAGCACAAAATTTAAATCCTTGGCGATAATTATATATTCATTTGAATTCTTAATTTTAACAATAGATATCATATTTTTTTCAGTCGTTGTTACAATATATGTCAAATCAACTACCAAATTTCGTGCCTCTTGGTTATTCCTATTTTCCATTTTTTTCTTAAATCCTTCATTTATTATATCAATCTTCTTTAAATATTTATCTATCATATAAAATATTAATGGTGATTTTACTATATTTGATGATATTTCTATTATAATATTAAATATCTCTTTCAAATAACCAGACGAATGCAATTCAACGCCCCACCTAATTGCTTCATTTACATTTCCATTTCTTATACAATCCTTATATTTATTTACAACATGTATCTTTTTAAAACCTGTTATTGTTTTTTTCCCGAGTTTCTTCTTATATAAAATTACTGTTTCTCTTGGAACATTCATATAATTGTAATAATTATAATTTTTTATATATTAATTTAATATATGAACTGTTCCCCAAATAATAATAAAAAAAATAGTTATACTTGTTTTAATAGAAAATCACTTGTCAAAATTGCAAATGCATATAATAGTAAAAATAAAAATAATAAAATTAAACTTGTTAAAAATAATAAAAGTTTATGGAATAATATTAGATCTAAATTAAATAAAAAATGTGATAAAGAATGGTGTTGGATTGACCAAGATTTTATCAAAGAAATGAATGATAAAGAAATTCAAGAACATACTTTTATTCCAAAAGCACCAAAGTCTTGGAAAAGTAATAAGTATGAATGGTTGTCAACAACTGATATAAATGAAGTTATGAAACAATATGAAAAAAAATATACAGATTTTTTATTCGTTGGACCAGTACCACTTGATTGTTACGCTGGAAGTAAACTAAGTTGTGAATTAACAAATATCAATGTTAAAAAAATATTTAAATCTGGTATTAATAAATTAGGTGTTGTTTATAATTTAGATTATTCTTTTATGACTGGTTCGCACTGGGTTTCACTTTTTGTTAATAAAGATCATAAAACTATTACATACTTTGATTCAACCGGAGCAAGCCCTCCTGATGAAATTGCAAACCTGATGATTTTCTTTCAAAATGAATTTAAAAAGTTAAACATAAATCTTAGATCGGGTTACAGCAAAAAACAACATCAATATGGAAATACTGAATGTGGTGTTTATTCAATGAACTATATTATTGAAAGTTTGAAAGGTAAAAAACTTTATCAAATTAATAAAAAAAGAATTCCTGATAAAATCATGAATAATATGAGAAAACACCTTTATCGTTTTGATTAAAATATAACTTAATAATATATGTTTGAAGTATATATTATTAAACAATGTCCATATTCAGATCATGTCGTTAATGAATTAAAAAAAAATTTAATTAAAAGTAAGATTATTATTGCTAAAACACAAAAAGAAAAAAACAAATATTGTAAAAAACATAAAATGCAAACATTCCCACAAATTTTTTATAAAATTAATAATAAAAAATATTTAGTTGGCGGATGTTCCGAATTTACAGAGTTTGTTGAACTTTGTAAATATATTAATACAACTTCCTTTGATATTAAAATTATTAATAACCTTTCTAAGTTTTTACAAAATTAACGATTAAATATTGATTTATTCTTTTTCCTGATTTCCTTATTCATTTCATTAATATATTTATTTTCCTCTTTGATTTTTGTATTTAAATTACTAACATCTTTGAATTTTTTATAATAGTTATCTCTTATATAATCTTCGGATGAATCTGCATCTTTATCTACTATAACACCATTTTTATCTTTGCAATATCTACATTGTTTATCAAATGCACAGCATTTTGGATTTGGATAGAAAGGATCATAACATGTTCCTTTGTAATTACATCGCCCCCTTGAACACCCCTTTGGGCAACGCTTTTCTAAGTTTTTACCCTTTTCATGATTTGGTTGAATATCTCTGTATCTTTGATTTAACTCAGAATCCATGTACTTATACGAAATTAAAATAACAAAAATAATTAAAACAACAAACGCCATTATTAATAAAACATTTGATATTGCTGCATCATCCATTATATAATAATGGTATATTAAAAATTAAAATCGTCCATAAATCTGTCTTCTCATAATCGATTTAACATTACAATGACGTTTATAAAATCTTCTCCATCTTCTTTGAAATTTTATAATTTTTTTTATTATTCGTTGATTATAAAAACAAAAAGGACATTTATACATTATACATTTATCATCTATTCTTCTTAATCTAAACATAAAACTATGGTAAAAATATTCACCATCTTTATAATATCTATTTGGCATCAATAATTCTTGTTCAGGTATTATTTCATAAAATGACATTACTATATTATGATATTATTTAATATTTACACTTACTACATTGATTGTCATAACAACAACAACTCGCATTTTTCCCCTTACAGTTATAACATAGATTGCCTTTTGGACAAGTTTTATCTGCACGACATCCTCTTAAACATCCTTTATGGTAGCGTTTTGGATGATGTTTCTTTCTATGTCTTGGGAAATACCATTCATTATTATTTTCATAAGTTGATTGATACTTTGTATGAAGTTCATATTTTATTATTTGAAATATTCCTAATCCGAGTAATCCTGCTGCAATAATAACAATTATTGTAATTAAAATTTCATTAACTGTATCCATTTATATTATAAATTTAGATATTTACTTTGCTGATTCAGCATATTAATTCTTAAATCTAAATAGTGTTCTCTTCCATTAAAATCATACTCTTTTCCATTATAAGTAAGAAATTTAATAGTAAATTTTTGAAGTTTGCCCATAGGTGGGTTAAAATATTTAATCTCAGGACTTAGAGGCGAATGAGATTTATCTAATATTAAATTTGAATTTGGACAATTGGTTAAAGGAATTATTGTAAAACTATCAATTAATGGTGTTGAATTTGAATCTAATCTATGTAATTCTGGAATATCTAGTACTAAATATTTATCATAAAATAAATCATATTTATTTTCAGCACAATGAGTACTTTTATATATTACTGTACATTTTCCAAATGTAAAAAATGTATAAATGAATTGTGCATTCATTGTTCTATCAAAATTAAAAGTTGCGCAAATATTTCCATTATAATTTGCACAACAATTTCTTAAATTAATTAAATGCCCTGTTTGTGGTAGAGATGATTCCTTTTCCCAATATTCATAATTTGGATTATCTTCTAGATCACAACACATACAATTTTTAATAGAATTTTTTTCTAATTTAGGTATAAAACTTTCTGGACTTGTATAAGTTTTTTCTGTATGCCCAATTACATACATTGTATTATCACTCCCAACATTCAATATTAAAAATCTTATTGTATTTTTTGTATCCGAATCAACAATTCTTATAAAATCATAACAATTAAATTCACACTTGAATTTTGTATTATTTCCATGAATTGCTAAAAAATTAATATCATTTATTACTGGAATTGTTGCATGAATACAAAATGCTTTTAAATTTTTATATAACATCTCTTTGATAAGATTAGTAGTTATATCTTGAACACCTGTTATATTTCCACATGAAAATAAATGATCTCTTGGGTTAAATCCTAATATTTTTCCGATTGAATTATGTTGGTATAATCTTTTAAATCCATTATTATTGTCTAATTCTGTTTCTCCGCAAAATTTAAGATGAAATCCACCATTTCTTAAATCACTTTTAATACAAATTTTACCTGTTTTTGTATTTACACTAACGCTATAATTTGATTTTAATTTTTTATTTGCACATAATTTGGATTGTATATAGTTTATTAATTCTACAACCTTATAATCACCTGGGCATAATGTTATAATTTGTTCCGTTCCATTGTCTTTTAATTCTTTTTCGGGTAGTAGTCCACTGTCTGATATTACATTAATACCTGTTTCAGCAATTATTAATATATTATTTGTATTATTGATTAAATAACCACTTTGTGGAATCGAATATCTTACTAATTCAATTGATGTTACATTTTTATATTGATCATTTAAGTTTACTACATAATTTCCTGCTTTTGGGAATAATTTATAATTTCTATCTCTACTATCAATTATTAATCTTTTTTCTATTGAACCATATGTTTTATTTTCATCTTGTTTTTTAACAATAAAATCATGATAATTTGGATTTTGCATTTGCATATTTTTGAAACTTTGATTATATTGATCCATTATTTTATAGTATATAATAACTTATTTAAATATGATTTATTTATATATAATATATGAATATTGAACAAACATATTATTCAAGAGAAAATTTTGATAAATTGCATTCAACAGTTAAATCATTTATTGGGCGTAAATATGGAGTTGATGTTAAAGATAATTTTCAAAATAATTTATTTAAAACAATGGAAGTTGTTGAACAAAAAGTTGGATTGGGTGTTCCACATGGATTAGAAAAAAATTCATATCTGGAATTGATGAATAAAAAAGTTTTAAAAGTTGCTCTATCTCAAATTAAAGAAGATTTTAAAAATATGCATAATGAAACAAAACCAAAGATAGAAAAATTTGATCCACAAATACCTCATCCACAAATTTCATCAAAAGATAATAAAATGATTAAAAGATTTGAAGAATTAAATCAAATGAGGGATTTACAGCCTTCAAAAAAAGTAAGATTTGTAGACAAACATCAAGATACAGCAGATAAAAATGCAGGGACAAAATATGAAAACTTAATTACACAAAGACAATTGGAAGAACAAAAAAAAGAAAATCCATCTGAATTAGATAAATTCTTTACCAAAACTGTAACAGATACTAATAAAAATGAAAATTTTGGTGAAGGTGTGCCTGCTATGGCAAGTAGTATGGCTACATTTAATGACGACAACGAATCCATGAATAAGCATCTTGCTAATATTGATCTTGAAACAAATATTAATACAATTATTCCTGATAATGTTACATCACAAGTTGTTAAAGATATTGATGAACATATGACTAATATTAATGATATTCATAGTAATACCCGTTCAGACAATGGAATATTTTCAAATGAAAATTTTAATATTCAGCATGATTTAGTTAAAAAAGATGAAGAGAATAAAGAAACTTTTAATAATATAATGGCACATAAAGAAAGTTTAGACGGTAGTTATCCTCTGATTCAAGAATCAAAAGTTGAATATAAAGAAAGAAAACATATTTTAACAATTGATTCTATTGATAGAGATTTAGAAAATTATGAAGATCCAACAAATTTTAGAGTTCAATTTAATGCTGAATCAAATAGTCATGAACTCATTGATAAAAAAGTAATGATTTATGATAATATTAAAAAAAAAGAAATTCCAATAACATTTTATAAAGGAACAATAAATTATGAGGGTATTCGCGCAGCACCAGTTATGACAACATATAAAAATATAAAATCCATTAAAATGTGTGGTACAATGATGCCTGTTTCAAAAAATGGGATTTATACTTTTGATGAAGAACCATATTTCTTAATTAATATTCCTGAATTAGAACCAACATATGATGGAACAAATACTGCAAATAATAATGCATTTGCGAAAGTTTCAACAAATGAATATACTAGATTTACAAATCATTCTGGTGAAAATGTTGCGCGTTTTGCATTATTAAAAAATATGGAAAATAGTCCTTTTGTTTATTCTCCTGCACCATTGGCAAATTTAAATAGTTTAACATTACAGGTTAAAACAAATCGAAATGATATTTATTCTATTGGTAATGATAAAATTAATGTTTTGGCGGTTCAAACTGTAACAAATACATGTGGACCCGATACTCTTCGTTTATTAGTTAGACTTAAAAGATATCAAGGAATGAATGAACAAGATATGGTAGCAGAAGCAATCAATAATGAAACTCTTTATTTTTATTGTAAAAATACTTGTTATAATAATCAATATTTTAACTTTGACATTCTTAGTAAAAATAAAAATTACAATATTAAAGCAACAATTGAGGATGGTAATTTAGTTATTGTACAGACACTGTGTCAAACACAAGATGGTGATGTTGATGAAACTAAAAATATCAAATTTATTCATTTACTTAATAAAAATCAAATATTACAAATTACTGATGATAGTGGTAACACTGGATTTTATAAATTTACTGGTGAAGTTAATAATGATTCAATTAAAATTAGAAAAATTTCTGGCGATGATGTTGGTGTTATTACACAAATTCTGGTATCTGAAATTAATAATAAAGGGTTTACATCTGAAAATTGCCATGATATTAATTATTTTAAAGGATATAAAATTTTACCATACAATATAAAGAATGTTACCTATTGTGAACCCCCAACATTCTTATCAGAAAGTACAATTGATTTAAATATAGTTGCAGGACAATGGAATACTGCAACAGCACCACATGGAAATGATATTTATTCATCCCATGATGATAAACTTGAGCATGAAAAGAATTTTACTACATTAGGTGGTACATGGTATCCAACAGCAAATAATGCAACAACTATTAAGGAGGCCCTTGCCAATGATAAAGATGATTGTGTTGAAAGTTATTATTATCAAACATTTTCTATGGTTAAACCTAAAAATTTTGAAATTGGACTTTTTCAGATGAATGATATTTTCTTTGTTAGAAAAAGAAAACAACTCAGTTATACTTTTGAAATTACAACAGTAGAACAAAATAGAGGTGTTATCAATACTAAAATTATTTAGAAAATTTTCCAATATTATTATATTTTCCTAATTTAATTAACTCTCCTGTTTTAGATGCAGATTTATCATCATAAACTATTTTAGAATTAGAATCAACCCTGACTCTCTTTTTGATTTTAGGAACTTTCTTTAAAGGTTTCTTCTTTTTTGCATCTATTATACTATATACTTTTTTACTCTTCTTATCTGCAATAATAACCATATTGTTTGATGTTATAAATGCAAGTGTCAAACTTCTTTTTACTTTTTTTGATTGTGTTACAGTTGAACTATATACTAAATCTTTTGATATATCTGGTAAAGATGCTAATCCAATTTCATCATTTCCAAAACTAAAACATGATTGTTTTATTTTTGTTGCACCCTTATTTAATACACAATCAAATGCAACTTCCTTAAATGTATCTAATATATCATTTGTAATTCCTTCTTTCTTTAAAGCAACCTCATATACATATTGGTCAGTTGATTTCTTCTCTTTACTAAATTCCTTGTCTTTTTCACTCATTAATGAATAATATCTATATACACTAACATTTCTATCTTTTTCAGGTAAATCAATATGCGATTCATGTCTAACACCTCTTCCTATTACTTGTTTTATTCTAACTTCATTCCAATAAGGCTCCATGATATGAATTTGTCTAATATTTTTAAGATCTAATCCCTCTGAACCAGCAGATGAAATCATTAATACTTTTAATTTACTACCTAATTTATTTTCAGGACTATTAAACACTTTTAAAGTTTCCTCGCGATATTCTGATTTTTCTTCACCAGAATATATTGCAAACATATTTCCACTCTTTTTTTCTCCAAATTTAGCAAATCCATTTGCTCTTAGGACTAATTCAAATACACCAAGTCCTTCTAATTTTCTGAATTGAGAATACACTAATACTAATCCAGGTGATTTCATTATACATTCCATTATTTTTTTCATTTTTGGTGAATATTTTTCTAATTTATCTAATGTTAAATATTGTTCCTTCGTATTATCTAATTTAACCAATGCATTATTAATTCTTTCTTTATATTCTTTTGAAATTTTAATCTGATTTTCACTTGACATTTCCTCATTTATCATATTTTTCTTTATCTTTTCTATATTCTTATTATCTAAGTTTTTATTTTTCTTCATTAAAGATGCCATACTTCCCTTCTTAAATGGCCTTGGATTATCTTCTGGGAAAACAAAATTACTAAACATTCTTGAATATATCCTCATCAAACTTGTGGGCTTTTCTTTTTTTGATGAACTTTTAGATTTCATTGCAGCCATTCTTTCTCGATCTTTTTCTACCTCTCTAACTTTATCGTATAACATGAACTGGTAACCACTCATCATTACATCTACGTTTTTAATCTCAAACGCTGGGAAATTCGAATCTGTGGACTCATAGTAGGAGATTAATCCTAAACTGCGTCTAATGAATAAATCCTTGTTTTTTAATTTAAACGATCCTTTACCGGTCGAATCTAAAAAAAACTTATCAAACTCTTCTTCTGACTCTGGGAATGCAGTATAAGATTTTAACATTAAATATTTTATTTCTAATCCCAATCCTTTTGAAGCTGCTTCAATTGTTTTAATAAATTGTTGGAAATTTTCATTTTTACTTGTTATTAATAATTTCATTTCAATTGTTTTATTTTGTGTATTAATTTCAACAAAATCAACTTCTTTTACTCTTTCTAAATTTATTTTTACATTATGTGTATCTTGAATTAATGACGCATTCATTTTACTTATTCTAAAAATATGTACATCAATCTTTCCTCTCATAACATTTAATAATATTCCTGCTTCAATTGGATAATTAATAATTGGTGTTCCTGTTAATGCAATTATTTTACAATTAGTTGCATTCATTAATAATTCATATATTTTTTTACCTTGTTTACTATTTCCAATTAAACCACTCACCATTCTTGATACTAAATTATGAACTTCGTCAATAATTATAACATGATTGTCTAATGAACCTCTTTCAATCATCTGTTTATAAGTGTTAGATGCATTAGTTGAAATAAATGAATAATGATCATCAATTAAAGATGGAAGTGCTTTATATCTTGGGTCTCCGCAAAACATTAATCCTTTATTTATATAATTATTTTTGATGGATGCGGGCATCATAACTAAAATATTTTTATAATTTTTTAAATTTTCAGCAATGGTAATTGATGTACAAGTTTTTCCTGAACCCAGACCATGATATAATAATAATCCTCTATATGGACTTTCATTTTGCATAAATTCTTTTACTAATTTTTGATGTGTAAATGGTTTAAATCCTTTTGAATTTTTTTCTATTTTTTCTTCGCCTGCTAATAAATATTTTCTGAATGTTTCATTAACCCACTTGGGAAATCTTTTTTTATTTGGTAAAATCCACTCTTTAACCTTTAATTTATTATTTTTACTCTTCTTAATTACCTTAATCTTTTTACCAATTGTATTATTCATCCTATATTATTATTCTTAGAAATTTATTATTTTGACCAATTCTGTATCTTTCCTTTTTTTAACAAACATTCCATGCAATCCCATTATTCCTGGATTTCTATTTCCAAAAAAATTGGTATGTAACTCTTTATTATCTAATTTTAAATGTAAATAATACATTAATGTATCAACTTCATCTGATTGCTCAAAAAAATTAATCATATTATAATAAAACATTAAATGATTATAAGTTGAATACATTCTTCCATCAATATAATCATAATTAATACAATCATCAATATAATATAAATAAAAAATTGGTTTATCTAAATGATATACAACAGTATATTTTGTTAATATATTCATAAATCCATTATTTTCCTTTACTGTAATATTATCAAATTTTTTCATTAATTTAACATATTTGTCAATCTTATGTGTGAATATTTCAATATATTCTAAATCAGGGAAATAAACTTGTTTTTGATAAGATTCCATTTGTTGATAATATGCTATGTTTCCTGTTAAAACACAGTCATTATCTAACAAATCTAAAATTTTTCCTACCATACTATTAATTTTTGTATTTTTTTCTTTTAATTTTGATTCATAACATTTGATTTTATTTAACTCTTTCAATTTTGGATGTACTTTTTCCCAATTTGAAATATTTAATATTGTTGGTCTTCCAAACTGACTATACATATCAATCTTTTGAAATGATTGTTCAATATACAAAATATCATTATCTTTGTATTTTGGTAATTTATTATATTCTCTTATTGTTACTGGCTCAACATCTATTAATGGTATACCAAATAATGTTAATCTAAATATTTCTGGTTTAAAAATAATATTTTCCACGGTTACTTCTTTAATTCCAGAATCAACTAACTCTTTGCCAATTTTTAATAAATCTTCTTTTGGATTTTTACTATATATATCATAATCAGTATATTGAATTTCAGTTTCATTATAAATATTTAAGATTTTATTTAATGACCTCCCCCCTTTTACTATTATATCTTTATTTTTTAAAAAATTATTTACTATCTGATGAAATAAATTTAATGCATCATCTGGTATTGCTTTTTCAAATACCTTTGTTACTTTACTGTTATCATTTTTAGTTATAAGATTATTTAAATTTGAATAAAACATATTACTTATTATATGTTTTATTGGTTTTAAGTCCTTGCTCACACTCAGTTTTATTAAAAAATTTACACTTCTTTTATTTTTAACATTTGTGAATTATTATCTGTTACAAGATTAATTGATTGAATATTAAAAATATTTACATATTGATTCAAAAATTCTAACATTGGTGTACTTGTATATTTATTTTGAATATCATCTGATATTTTTTTCATCATTTCGGATTTCATAATGTATGCCGAACAATTATTAATTCTTTCTACTTTATCCAATTCTTTTCCATCTGTTAATACTAACATATCAATATCTGTAAAATCAATGCTAATTAATTTATTAATGAAATTTTCACTAATCTCTACTGAATCATTCATTACTAATACCAACTCTTTCTTATTCTCAATTGAATTACCCCAAATACTCATTTCAGACATATATTCCAATACTTGATTCTTTGTTAGATTTTTGAAATATGGATTATCTTTAACCTCAATTTGACTCTCCTGTGGTTTATTATATATTTTAAATTTATTAATATCACAATCCTGACCGATAAACCTTTTCATTAATTTATTAAACTTAACACCTATATGGTCCTTCTTTACAAAAACTTCATCTATCTTTTTAAAAATACCATACTTAACTTTATTCTCACTAAATATATTTACCCATTCTTTGGCTACCTTTTCCCAACTTTTAAATGGATAATTATCAAATTTATCAATATTAGATGTACCATTTATCAAATCTATAATATATTTTGAAGCATTCTCTTGAACATCCTTTGTTGTCGCATCTCCTGTAATAATTTTAAAATATTTAGAACGCTCTTTAAATGCACCATTATTTGAAACAACAACCTTTAATCCAGAATATAATGATTCTTTTACTGAAATACAATCAGTCTCATTAAATTTACCAACATAATAATGAAGATAACAACTCTCTCTTAATTCGGATAATTCATCTTGTCCAAGTCTATGATGATTTACAATACCATCCTGTTTTAATAATTCATTCATTTCATTCTTAAATTTTTGGTCTCTTACTAATTCCATTCCATAACATATATGAAATTCTATTTCAGGAATATGTTTTTTAATATTTGGAAATCCATATTTCAACATATCTATTAATCCTCTTGTGTAACAAGATGTATACAATAATTTCTTTTTATTTCTTGTGATATTTTTTACCTTTGCTTTATCTAAAATTTCAGTCATTAATCCATTTTCTAAAACGCAAACCTTATCATGAATTGTTTTATCTAATGTATTTTTATGATATTCTGATTTAACAAAAATTTTATCAATCTTTTTATTTAAATCATATAATATTTTAAAATTTTGACTTGGTAAATCATGTAAATCTACATATAATTTCTTGTAACTATTGATTTCTGATAATGCAGATAATCCATATAACCGCCATAAAATTAAAATATTAAAATTATCTACTGGCTTAAACTTTGAAAAATGTTTATATTCAACATTATTAACTGTTTCAGTTGCACAATTTCCAAATACTGTTACATTATATCCGAGTTTTGACCATTCTTCTGATAATTTAATAACTGCTGTTTCTGACCCCCCAAGTCCTTTAGTTTGAATATCATTTGCAGACCAACGTAACCTTGAAGTACCAGTAAAATATACAATTGATTTATCATCCCAGTTATCAGGGATTTTATTAACATGTGTAAAATATTTTACATCATTAATATCATGGCCAATTGTTGGGCTAAGATGACCTTTAATTGTTCCTCCACACTGTCTAATCAGCCAACAAAATCCATAATCTTCTCCTAACCATTGTTTATTTGGACCCCCATTATTATCCGTTTTTACTTCTGTATCAATTAATCGCTGAGTAAAAAATGGAATGATATTTTGATGATGATTGTCAATCCAAAATCTTGGTTCCCCATTCATTCTATTTTCAATTTTCAAATAATCAACAACTTTTTTTAAAATTGGTTTTGTAATTGCCATAAAACCAGTTGCTCCATATAATAATTCATTATCTTGTTTTGTAAAAAATTTTTGGTGATTTTTTGGAAAACATGTAGGCAAATTTGCACGATTTACATAAATTCCTACATTAACATCTCCATTTAATGCTATAACATCCTCTATATCTTCTTTCGTAAATGTTTGGTCTGAATCAATAAACATAAAAATGTCATCATCCGAGGCCGAATCATACCATCTTGTTAACATAATTGATCGGGATTGATCAATATTTGATTTACCTGGTAAGATTTCTAATTTTACAATAAAATCTTTAATTGACCTAAGTGATGCAAGTAAAGATAAAACAGTAGTTGCGTGTATAGATATTTTTGTTGGAATTGCGAGTGTTAATACTTTCATTTATAAATTAATACATTAATAAACTTTTAAGCCTTTTTATACCAAATCAACAACTTCTCTATTTACAAATAACTCTTTTAAACTAATTTTAATATTTTTAATTAATTTTTTATTATGTTTCATTCCTATTTTAAATGTTTCAAAGTTTTGACGGTCTGAATAAGATAACCTATGGCTTAGTCGTTTGAGAAAATCATTCAATATAAATATATTATAATTAATAATTTTATTATAAACTTTATCAATGCTTATTGTACACCATTTATTTTTAATATAAATACTTATATATTTACTGGTTTTATTGGTTAATTTTATATTTTGATTTTTTGGTTGTTTATTATTAAAATGTATTTCTTTGCACATTTTTTGAATTGCATTATTTGGTGTTACAAAAATTTCTAATAACTTCTTGTCTGTTAAATGATTTGTTTTTTCCTCCCCGAAATTATATATTTTATTTGATGATTCATCATTAATATTGTCAATACATTTATTATAATGACGTGAATAACTACTTTGATATTTGAATTCTCTTTCACATTTTTTACAAGAATATACCCGATTGAGGAGATCGGGTTTTTTTTCATTTTTTTTACTTTTTTTTTTATTTTCTGCAAAAACATGTTTCGTGGGTGCTATAAAATACACTTTTTCGGGTATGAAAACACCTTTTTTTGGCATTTTTACATGTTTTTTTTCATATACCCCATTTACTATATTACTCAATTCATTATAATTATTTAACATTTCATCATAAGACACTTCAAGTAGGTTGATATCGCATAAATTTGTTCTATTAAAATGTTGCCTCATATTTGATTTTCGGTTAAAAATTTTCCCACATCGCAAACACATGTTTTTGTTCATTGTATAATTATTATTATATAGGATTCTTTATATGCTTTTGAAATTAGTTCATCCAAAAAAGTAGTCATGACTGGTGTTAAATTCGATGACTACTTTTATTGACATACTTTTTAAAAATAATCAGTGGGCCATCATATATAAATAATAATATATATCAAATAAAAAATAGTTAAAACACATAAATATAATATTTGGACCTTCTTTTTTTTTATAATTCTAAAAGTATATTAGAAAAAGTATAAAAAAGAGAGATCGTCTGTTTTATGGTACTATAGAAAAAACAGTTATTTCACGTCCAAAAAAAAAACCTTGGTTGTTATATTTTCAGGTTTTGACTATTTTTAAAATGATACTTTTAAAATACGTCACTATTATCATCAGTTTAAAATAAAATAACAATGCTCAAAAAAGTAGTCATTAAAAATAATATTTTGAAAAGTAGTCATTCGCCACATATCATTGTCCATGAAAACCATTTAACCAGTATAAACATTTTTAAAAAAAATAATATTTCGCAATTCGCCCCAGTTCAAAAAAAAGTTGTAAAATATAACATAAAAAGTGTATTTTAGTATGTTTATGAAAAAAAACGCTATATTCAGTTTTGACTACTTTTTATCATCGAAATTTTAAAATTTGACATTGATATTCAAGTATTTTTTAAAAAAAATATTTTAAAAAGCAATTAAAACGTATTTTTAACTGATTTTATTTTTTTTCAAATCAAAAAAACATAAATGCCAAAAATGGCCAAAAATGGCCAAAAATGGTCAAAAATGGTCAAAAATGGCTAAAATAGAAAATTCTGAACT